ATGGGAATAAAATGGAAATCAATAGATTAAATACAGAACTCGAACATAAGATGGTGACTAAGGCGCGATTCAGTATGGCTGTTGAACGTGAGAAGGTGGACAATAAGACTAATTATATTGACGCAGTCATTTCTGTATGTAATGTAATGCAAGTAGACCCATCAGAATGTAAGTCTCTCTTATCATCATCATTGATCAGTAAGATTGAATCAGATGCCTTTGAAATGAGAGCACTTAAAACTAAAACATTAAAGCTACCATTCTAAGGAGTTTATAATGACACAGTATCGAGCTAAAGTGGAGTTCGATGATTTTGACGCATATCATGTTTATCAAAGTTTGAAACTGCATTATGGATCAGAGAAGTATGACGCACTTAAATATAATTTTAAGACTTCCACTTCACGATCTGTTTTTGAACAAAGAAAGGATCGGTTTTTCTTTATGAAGTTAAGGAAGAAGCATCCTACCAAGAACGGTATTATCAAATATTTGGTAGCTTCTTTTGTACAGAAGTCTGATATATGGATTGGCGATATACTTAATGAAGTTGGTGATGAAAACGTATTGCAATGGGATTCTATGTCTCAAAACGCTTCATATAACTTCAGACAGGATATGATAACAATGGCTACTATAGGTAAGTTCGATGATTTGATTCAACCTATAGACGGCCAAATGCCCAAGATCATTAATATGATGTTGGGAGGGCAAGTGCACTTGTTTACCATATTGTTATTGGATTGCATGACGCAGTTTATAACCCGGGTAAATAAACATGTGGAAGATACTTTGGTATGGCCCGCAATATACCTTAGATTACTTAAAACACGTCCTTTTATAAGGATGAGTGAAGAACAGCGATCAAGTTTTCGCAAAATAATTCTAGAAGAATTCGCATAAACCCGTGACTTTTATAGAATCTATGGTATAATATATAAGTAAGATAAAAAATACGAACACAAACGAGATACACCAAAACGAAAATACGAGAGGTAATACTATGAGTTTCGGAGCAATGAAGAAGAACCGTGAAGCAATGATCAGTAAGATGACAGCCGCAGCGGAGCAATCAGAAAGTAAAACAAAGAATTATAACGATGATCGTAAGTGGAAGTTGACAGTAGATAAGGCGCAAAACGGCTTTGCTGAAATCCGTTTTCTACCAGCAGCTGAAGGCGAGGAATTGCCTTGGGTTAAGTATTGGGATCACGCGTTCAAAGGTCCTACTGGTCAATGGTACATGGAAAAATCACTTACTACAATCGGCCAGCAAGATCCGTTAGGTGAAGCCAATCAGAAGCTTTGGAACTCAGGTTTCGATGATGACAAGACAATTGTACGTGAACGTAAACGTCGATTGCATTATGTATCGAATATCATGGTAATTTCAGATCCTGCAAATCCACAAAACGAAGGTAAAGTATTCTTATATGAATATGGTAAGAAAATCTTCGATATGCTTATGGATGCGATGAATCCTGAATTTCCAGATGAAAAGCCAATGAATCCTTTTGACTTCTGGGAAGGCGCTAACTTCAAGATTAAAGCGCGAAAGGTAGATGGCTATCGCAATTATGATAAGTCTGATTTTGGTCCAATCCAAGCCTTGTCTGATGACGATGCTAAGCTCGAAGGTCTTTACAACTCTCTCTATCCATTGAAAGAGTTTACTGATCCTAAAAGCTTTAAGTCTTATAACGAGCTTCAAGCACGATTGAATCTTGTGTTGGGTGAATCAGCTGGTCCATCTGCAAGTGCTGAAGCGCCAGGCATGACTTTTGAAGAGCCTAAAGGTCAAACTGCAGAGTATAAGCCTAAGGCGAATATAGTTGATAATTCAGCGGATGAAGATGATGGTGCTATGTCATTCTTCGCAAATCTAGCTGCTGACGACTAGCAATAAGTAAGCCCTCTCCAGTACATCGGTTTGAGGGTAGGTACCCTTCCATTGGCTTGGGGGTTATTTGATATAGGGACAGGAACGGCTTCCTGCTATATGACGCCTGAAAAGGCTTAGCCGACAAACCTCGGTAGTTCTCCCTACCGAGGTTTTTTTATGCTAGTATGAACCCATCATACTAGAGACTGCATCATAATGATCACGTGAACCACCACTCTGTCCAATCACAGCAGAAGAGTTAGATACACTTGAGCTATTGCTAGAGTTATTTACATTATTAACAACAATGGTAGGTTGATTGTTTGCAGCGGAATTTGACTTCGCATATACTTCCGATTGTCCAGAAGATTTCTTAGTCAATGATTCATCACCGCCAAACCATCCTTTAACTGAACTCCAAGCACCCTTGATATCCTCAGCTACAGATTTTACACCGTCATTAATTTCATTGGCGGTAGGCACCTTCATGATAGTATTGTCTTGGTCATCCTTTCCAAATAATCCGAAGATATCAAGCTTATCCTTAACCCAAGCAATTGCCTTATCCATTACTTCTGAAATGAATGTAGATAGTTTAAATGGCTCGTCAGGATCGCCAAACCCAAATATACCCTGTAGCCAATTTACAGCTAAGTTTACTGGGGCATATAAGATATCAACAAGCTTCATTAAGCCTCCTGACATCGTCATATCTGCTGCGCTGAAAGTAAAGAGGTCTTTCAGAAATGCTATAGGTCTTTTAATGCTATGTTCATATATCCATGTCATTAAAGAAAACCCGCCGCCATCAACGCCGAACCCAAACATAGACTTTATCTTTCCTATTGTATCATCGATGAATGGCGTTACAACAGTATCCCATAAACTACCCTCACCAAATACCTTAACTCCGAATATACCAGCTACCATATTAATGAGTTCACTAAACCATACCATTGGCAATTTAACCAGACCCATTATCACATTCGTGAGACCTGACCAGCTAAAATCAGTAAATAGATTCATAACATCACCAACCCAACCAGCCATGTAATCTACTATATTGTTAAAGAAGCCCATGAATATATCGGTTACTGAGATACTTCTTAATGTATCTGCTATACCCTCAAAACCGAAAGCGTCAAGAACCCAAGCAGTTACACCAAACAATAAATCAAATAACGATCCTACTATAGATTGGAATACGCCTTTAACAGCTCCTTTGATCAGGCCTACAAATCCATCTGTCTTCCAACCTTCCATTGCTCCTTTAATACCTTCCACAGCAGCGAATATAATTTTAAGCGGGCCACCCCATCTCTTCATAAACTCAAAAACCTTACCGAATATCGCTTTGAAACGAACTATGACATCAGCTCCGGTTTTGATCATTGTATTAAGATGTGAGATACCTTCAGAGGCCACATGAATAGGAGCCATGATCGCTCTAATACCAGAAGCCATGGTAGTGAAGGCAGTACCCATGTTCTTAGCCCAAGAAGTTAGGCCAGTAATCTTTCCTACCCATCCTAAGAATACCTGACCAGCGATACCAAGCCCAGTAACTACAGCGCCAATGACCGTTCCCATAAATTTGACTGCATTCACAAATTTATTGACATTCAAATGCCTTCCAATAGTAGCAGCAAAGTTTGCGATGCCACCAAACGCTTTGGCAAGTATTGGAAACTTCTGACCAAGCTTATTTAAGGAATTGATGAGTGGTTTTATAGGCAGCAGTATCTTGCCAAGATTCTTAATCATTTTTAACTGGAACTGAACCATACCAGCCAATAGGCCAGAGATTGCACCAGAGATCATAGGAGCCAATAATTGTAATGCTATCGACATTTTACCAGATTTTAAAGACGCATCTTCTCCTTGCTCTTGAGCAGTATTCCATATACCCTGAATACCTCTTGAAATGCTAGTGAAAATCGACATCTGTTCGCGCTGATCTTCTTCGGATAATTGGGCATCACGAATCACATCTGATTGATTTCTAATAGCACTTACCACGTCCTCATTATCACCGGTTTCTTGTGGTGATTCATTTTCTGGAGTGGCTTCACGTCTTTGGCGTGGCTGTCTATCAGGCCCACGGCCAACCTTAGCAGGCGCAGCTACAATACCCGATGTTATTTTCTCCATCGTATCAGTAAGCTTATCAGTAGAATCTTTCTGAGCTTTATTAGAAGCAATTAGCTCTTCTGTGATATCACTTATCTTCCGCTTCTGAGCTTTATCAGATGCTGACTCTCTATCAATTGCCATTTATTTCCCCTTTGTCATGAACAAAGTAATGCCCATGTAAGCACCAATGATTGAAAAATTACCTAGATAGAACATTGGCAGTACATCAGATAATGCATTGATTCTATCTATTGATATGAATGGAGTAAAAAGCAGGGCCGTGAAAAGAACAACCGAAACCATCGAGATTTGGGTGGTTGTTCTCTGGCCCTGCATACGCCTTCCAAATAAGGCTAACTCTTCTGCCTCAACTACTCCATCACCATCAATGTCCATTTTATTTTTATTATCAGACATTACTTCTTCCTCTTTTGCTCTTCCTCTTGTTCCTTTAAGTAGTTGGTCAGCATCATGACATAAACCTCTCTTTCCCAAGGCCACATATTCTCTAAATCAAACAAACTATAATTGTGATGCTGCATCATTGCAAAGTTTGTTTGATAGTGTGACTCTAGGCTTTCATTAGAGAGGCATGCTAGAAAAAATCTTGCATACCACTTAAAGTAACAACGTTATGATGGCCACATACTTTACAGTCATACTCTTCAACATGTTTCAGTGAAGGGATAGACTTAAAGAACTCAGCCAGTTTTTGTAACTGTGTATTATTCAATTGCTCTACAAATGCTACCAGTTCATCCTTATTAGAATCTTCCGCAGCATACACCTCATCAGCATCATAGATAGAATCGATTGAGGATACGATAGCCAAAATCATCATTGCCATCTCATCCTTTCCGGTACTGTCAATAACACCATACTTGGTCAAATCTTTTATGGTTGGGTATTTTAGTACAACACCAACACCCTCATCTGTCAATTTGATTGTACGTTCCTTTACAGAAACCATTTCACCCACAACTTCCACTTTGCCTAGATCAACGACAATGTCATGTGTACCTACACATTCTTTTGCCTGACACTTAGCTTGTAGGTTTGCTTCGGACCCAGATGATACTGATCGTAATCGGGTAAAGCAGAACTCCAAATCAAACATTGTAAATTTGTTAACATCTGCCTTATCAAAAAGACATGATCTTACGATCTCTTTCAATGTATTAATCATTATAGTAGAATCTTGTGATTCCATAGCAACGATTAAGTTCTTTTCTTCTTTAACTACGTACGGTCTATATTCGTATGTACTGCCTGTCGATGGTAACGTCAATGTGTAGATTGGGGTCTTGATAATTGGTAATGCCATAGTATGTTCATCCTATTAAATTATATTGTTGGTACTCTTATTTATATAGTTATCGTAAGCAAAATCAATGGCAATACGTATAACGTCATGCGATTCATCCGTGAAATCTACTTGAGATATCTTTATCGGAAATGCGTTGATTAATGTGGTAGTATATACAGGTTTGTGTTGCTTGTCCAATTGAATGATTTCAATATCACAAACATAGTCTTCCTTGTACATGACCTTAGAACGAGGTACGTCAATGATCTTATCAATCCATTCCTCAAAGAACTTCTTTACCATGTAATCGTTTGTCAATAGAAAAGAGATGGATACATCGTCATTAAGAACCGTATATGGCATCTTGATAGGAATGCCTGTTGTCTCATAATCTGCTGTTGCTATAGCACGACCAGGTAATGTAGCAGACTGACAAAGGATATGAAGATCCTCTGACTTAATCCCTAATCCTGTCGGACCTGTTAGCACTACCATGTATTCGTTATTGGCTGCAAGGCCGCCGGACTTCTCGAAGAAAGCCCTTAATTTTTCTATTGAATTTATAGCCATTAGCTAACCCTCTTTCTTGATGCGGACCAGACTGCTGCGTTATCAGCTTTCTGGAAATGTTCTGTTGGCATGAACAAGGCCTTTTCCCAATGCTCGGCAGGTACCTTGACAATTCTACTTGATATGTGTGATGTGAGGTAATGCTTAAAGCAAGGCTCAAAATACCTCATTGTTGATATGCTACTCAATAGCTTATATGATAACTTAAACTTCGTTGAATCATCCATCTTACTATTATTGGTAATGGACAACAGTGCATCAAATAACTTGGCTCTTAACTTATGTGGTAGGTAGTGAAGATTGATTCCATAGAACCCGCCTTTGGCTGGGCCAACAGAAATGATCAATGGAAACCTATCATAGAAAGGCAAAGTCTTCTCATGCTTTGGATCATAGAAGTAAGTGTACATATGGCCTACCTTAAAGCTCTTGACAGGTTCAAGCTCAGGATCTTTAAGCAAGGTACCACGCACAACATTGACATTCGAAGGCTTACGAAGTTTGCTGACAAGTTTGCCAAACCAGGACTTAGAATCGTCAGTAGCATCCTTAGCCGATTTTGTGTACTTGCCTATGGTTTTGCTTGTAAAATAACTTTGACCTTTAGCCATTTATTTGCCCTTTTATTGCGTTTACCGGGTTGCCATTTTCTCATTTTCATGTTATAATAAATCATTGTCAGCGGGACGGTAGAGATATAAAGAAACTATAATATCTTCATACCTAATGATCTAAGCTTATGTTCATCCCATACTTCAAACACCATATTCCTTCTATTAGCATACTCTTGTGCAGCAGTCCATTTAGACTGATTCTTAATGTAAGTTAATGCTTCAGTAACATACTTCTTAGATCTCTTCTTAGGAGTCTTAGGTGGTAATGTTTGTGATCTAGGTTTAATCTCAATAAGATATTCTTGTCCATTAGTAAGTTTAAAGTATACATCCATGAAGTATCTATGTTGTCTATTATCAGTCTGACAGATATAAGGTATAATAACTTCTTCGGAATTAAAAGCTACTACAGATGGATTCTCATCACACCAACGAAACATTGCTCTTTCCCAAGAAGATCGATATACTACATTCTTGTAGTCACCCTTATATTTAGCTTTGTTCTTGACAGTATATTTTCCCTTATAATACTTTCCCATAAAAAAACCTTATAAATAACCATATACTTGTATTTATATAGGAAAATGAAATGGCAATACTAAGATTCCCATCCAACCTTACTGGTGCTGGAGTACCCTACATTAAGTTTGTACCATATGATGGTGACACTCGAGTAGGTACTGATGAGATCAACCTATACATGCCTCCGGCCTTTGCGATTGGCGATGGAGCTGGATACAATACCGTTAACCTTGGATCCACAGTAGCGAATGATGCTGGTCGAGTTATTGATGAAGTAGTTAAGATGGGCAGAGGTGTTAATTCAGAGAATATGGTATCTCTTGCCGCTAAGATAGCCGCGGCCTCTAAAGTCCCCGGATCTAACGTATCAACAGCCGAAGACATTATGAAGCTCAATCAACGTAAGGTATTCAATCCAAATACTAACGTGGCTTTTGAGTCAATGGAGATTCGTACATTCTCCTTTGCATTTAAGTTCATGCCTTCTTCAAGACAAGAAGCAGAACAGATAGGTTCAATTATTAGAACCTTCCGCCAATACATGTATCCTGATAAGCTTGTCGATGGTATCATTTTAGGGTATCCTATGAAGTGGCGTGTTGAATTTTACTCTGGTGAGGGATCACAGGTATCTAAGGCATTGCCGAAACTACAGAAGTCTTACGTGACTTCATTATCATCTACCTATAACCCAGAATCTAACATGTGGTTTGAAGATGGAAATCCTGTCGCTACTGACATGGAAATATCATTCCAAGAAGAAAGAGCTCTGACAAGGGAGGACGTGTAATGTCGTTTTTCAAAGCATTCAAGAAAATCCCATATAAGTTTGATAATGACCAGCCCTCTTCTAATATCACTGATCTCTTCCATTATGTAGTATTGGATGAATTGTTTACTGATAAGAGTACTGCATATCAATACTACGAAGTCGGAGATGGAGAGCGGCCTGATATTGTTTCTCAGAAGCTATATGGAACGCCTGATTACTATTGGACAATTTTCTTAATAAATGAGCACTTGTCTGACGGTCATGAGGCATGGCCACTATCCTCACAAGAATATGAAAGATACATTAAACATATGTATGATGGTATAGTGATTCACGCTAATTATGAAATCATCTACAATACAGATGGCCAATTAATCGATCATAAGAACTCTGTTGCCGGTAGATTTAAGATAGGTGAACCCGTTATTGGTTCTAAATCAGGTGCTACAGGTTATATCCTAGACAAAGATCCTACGCTTAATCACATCTATATTGGCGGCATAAAGAACGGTATTGCGAATCCTGATATACAAACGTTAGGCGGGCCTTTTCGATTAGATGACCTTATCATTGGTGATCAAACATCAGATAGTATATCAACCAATAAGATATGGCCATGGGCAAAAGCCCCAAAGTACTATGTTGACGAAAATGGCATTGAGACCAC